TTAAAAGCAAAAGATAATGAATTATCTAATACTAAAAAAGAATTATCAGCTAGACTTACAGATAGTGAAAAAGAAGCTGCTGATAAAGCTGCTGATAAAGCTAGAATACAAGAATTAGAAGAATTCATTAGAAATCAAACTATTTCATCAAATAGGGATAGAGTTGAATCTTTAACAAGTGATATAAGAACTATTTTAGGTTTAGAAAGTAACGATTCTTCTTATAACAACTTATTAGATACTTTATCAAAAGGTGAAACAGATGATGTTCGTTCTATCGCTAGTTATATTAATAAAATAGCTAAAGATAGTTACGAAAAAGGTAAAATGGACGCAACAAAAGATAGTTTAGGAAATTTTTCAAATGGAATAGACAAAAGTACTTCTAATAAAGGAGACGAAATCGGAGCATTTGGAAAATCATTAGCAGCTGGAGGTAAAACAACAGTTGATTCTGAATACTATTTTAAAAAAGATTAAATTGGAAAGGATGAAAAATAATGGTAGAAAAAGTTGCAGATTACGGAAATCGTAAGACTATATTAATCGGACAAGAAAGTTTTTACATCGCATTACCATGTGTTTTAAGTGGTTCAGCAAACGCTACAATTAAAGCTGGTGAACCTTTAACTGGTGATATTACAGATAGAGATACTGGTTTTACTGCTAGTACTTCAAGTGCTGTAGGTGTAAATTTACATGACGTTAAATTAAATGCTAGTGGAAAAGGAAATGGAACAATTGTTTTAGCTGGTTGTATTGATGAATTAAAACTAGATAGTTCAGTTGCTTCTAATCTTGAAACTGCTAAATCAGATTTAAAAAATATAATTGTAGTGAAAGGAAGTGCTATTTAGTTTATGAATCAATCAATTTACGATTTAGTCACTGCTGCTAACGTAGTAGCTTATTGGCTAGAATTAAACATAAATGAACAACCTATGCTAGGTGAAACTTTATTCCCTACAAAAAGAGTTGTTGGTATTAAACTAGATTGGATAAAAGGTGCTAAAAATCAACCAGTTGGTTTAAGATTAGCTGCTTATGATACTAAAGCTATTCGTAGAGATAGACAAGGTATTGAAGAGTATTCAACTAAAATGCCATTCTTCAAAGAATCAAAATATATTGATGAAGATATGAGACAAAAGTTAAATACACTTATTGGAAATAATAACAATAAAGAATTAATTAATTCAATAATTAGAGAAATCTTCAATGATGAAATAGAATTAATTTCAGCTGCTTTAATTTCTCTAGAAAGAATGAGAATGGAAGCTGTTACAAATGGTACTATTACTTTATCTTCTAATGGACAATCATATAATTATGATTTTGGAGTACCTGCTGACCAAAAAGTTACTGCTTCAGTTGCTTGGTCAAATCCAAATGCTGACATCATAAAAGAAATAAATGATATTAAAGATATGATGAAAGCTAAAGGAGTTACATTAACTAAGGCTATTTGTAATTCTACAGTAGTTAAGGCTTTAAGAACAAATACAAATATCAAGAATCAAATCTATGTACTTGCTGGAGGTTCTATTAGTTCTATAAGTTCTGCTAGAGCATTATCTTATCTACAAGAAGAAACAGGAATTGTATTCTATGCTTATGATAATGTTTGGATAGATGAAAATGGAGACGGTCATAAATATATTCCAGATGATACTTTAGTATTACTACCTGACGGAGCTTTAGGAAGTACTTGTATGGGTACTACTCCTGAAGAAAGTGATTTAATGGCTTCTGGTATAGCTGATGTTAGAGTATTAAACTCTGGTATAGCTGTAACAGGATATAAGACAGTAGATCCAGTTAACGTAGAAATGAAAGTAAGTATGGTTGGTTTACCTTCATTTGAAAGAGCTAATGAAATTGTTATTTTAGATACTAATGCAACTCAAAGTGCTTAATGATTAAAATAATAAGTAAATTACAAGATAATGAAATGATTGTAACTCAAGGTGCTTATGAAAATCTTTATAAGAGTTTGGGTTACACAATAGTTGGAGAGGAAGTTAAAAAAGAAGTTTTAACTCCTACTCCAATTATTGATAAAGAAGAAATCGAAGAAGAGAAACCTGTAAAATCAGAAGAAATAGAGGAAGAAGTAAAATTTACATCTTCTAGAAAGAAGAAATAACATGATTTATTTAATAGATAATAAATATTATGTTAAAGTTGGAAAAGATTTTACAGAAGTAGAATTAGTATTTACCGATGACGATGTTGATTTAAAACCAACCAATAATAAATTAGAAAACAATGGAAATATTCCATATGTTACTATAAATTTCTTGAATGAAAAACAAGAATTATTAAAACAATTCAAAAATAAAGATAAAAATAAGGAAGAATTTTCTTTTAATAATACTGATAAATTATCAAAGCGTTCTAAAGAAAGTTCTTTTAAGTAGATAAGTAGGTGATATGATGGCTGATGTAGTATTATTATTTCCGAATGAAGGAGAAGGTACTGAAGAAGTTAGTAAAACTATATCTGAATTAGTTGAAGATTTTAAAAAATTGTTAGATTATGATGAAGTTCCTTATCCAACTGATGATGAAAACAATGTTGTATTAACATTAGAAATAAAATCAGCTATAGGAATAATAAATCGTTGTCGCCGTTTTACACCGACAGAAACATTATTATATGACCCTAAATATGAAGATAAGATATTACCTTTAGCAGAAGCTGCTTTTATGAAAAGAGGAGCTGAAGGAGAAGTTTCTCATACCGAAAACGGTATAATGAGACAATACGGTAGCGGAGGTAAATATCCTAAAGAAATGTTACATGATATAATACCTTTAACAAAATGGAGGTAATATATGAGAAATTTAGATAGAAATAAAAGAAAAATATATCTATGTAATGTATATCAAGGTGAAAATAAAATGAAATTATATAATGAACCTATTGAATTATATGAAAATTGGCAAGATATGAGCACTAATTCAGAATTTATGAACATAGGGTTAGAAACTTTTGATTATGCTAGAATAAAAACTAGTAAAAGTCATGCTAATTATTATCATTTAGGAGATAGAATTTATATAAAAAATACTCCACCTGTAGAACATGATATTTTATGTAAAACCGCAGATTACGAAGTATATAGAAACCCTATTATAACATTAAATGAATGTAGTGTTATATTAAGAAAGTTGAGTGGTAAAAATACCAACAACATCTTCTAATGCTGATATTAAGAAAGCTTTAAGACAAGCTAAACGTAGACTTAAATTATTTACAAATGAAATATCAGCAACTAGTAAAGTAATTAATAAACAAGTAGCAGAAGAAGTAGAAAATGAAATAAGGGTAAATTATGATAACTTTGTAAATAGTTTGCCACATGACCATCAAGATCGTAGTGATACTATGATAAATAGTTATCAAACGGATAGAGGTTGTGTTGTGTTTGCTAGAGGTTCACAAGTATTATATGATGAATTCGGTACAGGTGATATGGGTATGTTATTTCCTCACCCTGATAAATCAAAATATTCATTAAAACCTTATAATAGTGGAAAACATATTAAACTAAGTAAAGACGGAAGTCATTATTGGGTATATTATTCTGATAAAGACGGACAGTTTGTTACTTCTAGTGGTGTTCCAGCAGGTATGTTTATGTATAAATCTTTTGAAAATATAGCTAGTGGTATAGCAGCAGATATAATGTTCAAAGAATATTTAAAAACTTGTAAAAAATACAATGAAAGGTGAGTGATTAAATGGTTGATGATGATGAGACTTTATCAATTCAATTAGTTGATGATTTATATGAACTTTTATCAACTGAATATCCTGATATAGTTGTAAAATCAAGTTATGAAGAATTTCCAGCCGTTTCTTATCCTTTAGTATTAGTATATGAGATTGAAAATTCTGCTGTTTCACAGTTTTATGATTTAGAAGAACATATAATAAATGTTTCATATCAAATAATTATATTAGCAGAGCAAACAGAAACTAGAAGTGCTGTTGATACTGTTAGACATATAATAGCATTAATAAGAGATTATATGCGAGGAGAAAGATATCACGCTTTAAAAAGATTAGGTAATACACCTATAACAACAAAGCATGATGATGAAAATATAAGAATTGGCTATATGCGATATGTAGGTCGCATTGACATAGACACAAATACTATATATAGGAGGAATTAAAAATGAAATTAAATAGTAAAAGATTTGTTATTAATCTATCTACAGCTGGTGTTTATTTAGCTTATGCTGTTGAAGCAACAGCTGGTACAAGACCAACAACTGGTTATAAAAAAATAACTGGTGCTAAAACTACACCAAGTTTGAATCCATCTCCAGAAACACTAGAAACTACAACTTTAGATGAAACAGAATATAAAACTTATATAGATGGTTTAAAAGATTTAGGTGGAGCTTTAGAGTTCACATTTAACTTAACTGAAACATTGATTACTGAATGGGAAGCTTTAATGACAGCTTATGAAACAGCTAAAGCATCAGGAAAAGCTACATGGTTTACAATTGTTATCCCTGGATTAACTAAATCATTCTATTTCACAGGAAACCCTTCTGAAATGGGATTACCTGAAACTTCAGTTAGTGCTGTACTAGAAATTACTAACTATATTACACCAACAAACGCACCTGAAAGTTATCCAAAACCAACATTAGTTTCAGCTTAATTATAGAGAAAGAAGGAGAATAAATTATGAATACACAAATTAAGATAACACACAACGGTGATGAATACGTTTTAGAATTTGATAGATTTACTATAAAAATGTTGGAAAAAGCTGGTTTTAATTATAGTGAGTTTTTAGATAAACCTATGACTAATATAGAACTAGCTTTTACAGCAGCTTTTATAAAAAATCATCCAAATGTTAAACAAACAATTATTGATGAAATTTATCAAGAAACAAAAGATAAAACTAAATTAGTTGCTGTATTAACAAAGATGATAAATGATTTCTACGATTCATTATTAGCGGATCCTGAAGATGATTCGGGAAACACAACATGGGAAGTAGTAGATTTGACTCCAAAAAAGAAGGAGAAAAATCAAGAGTAGAGTCTATTTCCCTTACAAAAATATTTGAAGAATTATGCCCTATATATATGAGCTATGGTATGTCATACGATGAATATTGGTATGGTGATGCGTATCGTGCTAAGTTTTATCGTGAGGCATATGATATTCAAATAAAACATAAAGATGAAGAATTTTGGATACAAGGCATGTATATATATGATGCACTTTGTAAAGTGTCTCCTATATTACATGCTTTTTCTAAATCTGGAACAAAACCTCTACCGTATCCTAATAAACCTTATATGTCTACTTTAAAAGATACTATAAGTGAAGAAGAAAAAGAAAAACAAATAGAAAATGAGAGATTAGTTGCTCAACTTCATTTTGAAAAATGGGCAAGAGCAACTGCTAAAAAATTTAAAAATAAACAAAATAATAAATAGATTGGAGGTTTCTCCTTTGAATTATAAATTTTTAAAAATAAATAGATTTGAAGATACTGTTAATGTTGCAACAGCACAAATGACATTTAATTTTGATGATTCCACAGTAGCACCAGCTGCTAAGAATATTGAAAATGCTATGAATAAAATAGATAGTTCAGTATCTAAAGTAATCGATTCGCAAGATAAAATGAGAACATCTTCAACAAATATGGCTAGTTCATTAAGTAAAATAGCTTCAACAGCATTAACTAATTATAACAATGCTATTAGTCAAATGAAGAAATTAATGAGTACACCTGAAGCTAGTACAAATTTTAAAATAAATGCTCAAACTACTCTTGATAAATCAGCTATTAGTAATTTAGGTGCTCAAAATGCTTCACAAATGGATGAAGGTGCTATAAACAGAACATTAAGTGCAACGAATGTTTTACTTAAAAGAAATGCTACAGAATATGACAGACAAACAAAAATTATAGAAAAACAAATAGCAGCCGAAGATAGTGTAATAGCGAAGGAACAAGAAAAATCAAGTTTAATAAATCAACTTACCGGTTCAATAGAACAGTATGGTAAACAACAAGAAATAGAAGATTTAAAAAGACAATCAAGTCTTGAAACAATAAATAATTTATTAAGAGAGCAAGTTTCATTACAAACAGAAGGAACAGGTAGTTCCGCTATGCAATCTGCTACAGCATATGATTATTTAAGAAGTGCTGTAAATGGATATAGTAAAGTTATCGCATTTGGAGAAGAACAAACTACAAGATTTGGTAACAGTTTTAAAAATTCTATACTTAAATTACGTTCTGCTGCTGTTACGTTTAGAATTTTATATGGTACATTTAGACAAATATGGAATATAATGGCTGGAACAGTTCAAGAAGCAGCTAATTATGAAGAAGCATTAAACTTATATACTGTTGCGATGGGCGAATATGCTGAACAAGCTAGTGAATGGGCAAAAACAATATCTGAAGCATTATATTTAGACCCTAAACAAATAATGCAATATACAGGTGCTTTGTATAACTTAGTACAAGGTTTAGGTGTAAGTTCTAAAGCAGCTTATGTAATGAGTACTAATTTAACACAATTAGCTTATGATATGTCATCTTATTTAAACATAGATGTTGAATCTGCTTATGCAAAATTACAATCAGCTATGACAGGACAATCAAGAGCCGTTGCTTCAGCTGGTATTGCTATGCAACAAGCTTCATTACAAGAATTAGCATATAGTCTAGGAATAAGACAAAACGTTGCTGATATGACACAAGCTGAAAAAACTTATTTGAGATATATTCAAATAATGAGAAGTACATCTAACATGCAAGGAGATTTAGCAAGAACTATTATTTCTCCTCAAAATGCATTAAGAGTAATTCAACAACAATTTACATTATTAGCTAGAGCAATAGGTCAAGTATTCATACCAATAATAATGAGTGCTATACCTTATGTTATGGCTCTTACACAAGCATTAACTAGATTAGCTGCAGCATTAGGTAAAAAACTAGGATATGAAGTTACAGATATTGATTATAGTGGTTTAAAAACTTTAGATAATGCTGTAGGTACTACATTTAATAATATCGGTACAGGTTCTGGTAAAGCTAGTAAAGCAACAGGAAAAGCTGCAAAAAGTATTAAAGATAGTGTAAACGATGCTTTAGCAGCATTTGATGATTTGAATACTGTTCAAACTGAAGCCGCTGGAGGAAGTTCTCCAGGTGGTGTAGGAGGTATCGGTGGTGTAGGAGGTATCGGTGGTGTAGGTGCAATACCTGCATTAGAAGATTATATCACAGGATACGATATGTTAGAAGGTCTTACTGACCGTTTTAGTGATAAAGTTAAAGATGCTAGTAAAAAATTAGAAGAATTATGGAAATGGGTTAAAGCAATAGCTGCTGCTTGGGCATTATGGAAAATAGCAAAAGCTACAAATGGTTTAATAGGATTTGTTCAAAGTGTTGCAACAGCTTACAGAGAAGGAACAGGTTTAGCCGGTTTATTGGGAAAATTAGTAGCCAACTTTGCTGAAGGTACTCGTTTAGCTAGAGCATTAGGTTATGAAGGTTTAGAAGCTGTAGCAGCTGGTTTTAGAATGAGTTTACCACCTGCTGTACAATTCTTAGGTGTTTTAGGTTCAGCAACGGGAGCATTCTTCTTAAGTAAAAATGCTATGGATGAATGGGACGGTTCCGCTGCTAATATGATAGGTAATATTACAAAAGCTACTATTGAAGTAGGATTATTAACAGCCGCAGGAGCATTATTTGCAGGTAGTCTTGGTGCTGTTGTTGTAGCAACAGCAGGTGTAACAGGAGGTATTGTAGGTTTAACAAATGCTGTATTAGAATATAGAGCTTCATTAGTTAGAGAAGAAAAATACGCTGAATTATTTGACGGTGTTGGAGTTTCTGTTGAAGCTGTATCTAAGAGTTTTGAAGATGGTGTTAGCAAAATAGTAGATTATGGTGAAACACTTGATAAGTTAGAACAAAAAGTTGAAGATACAGAACAACACGTTGATGATGCCGGTGTAGCATTTGCTAAATTACATAATTCTATAATAAGTGGTACTGCTTCCGGAGATGCAATAGAAAGATTAAGAAATGCAACTGAAAGATATAAAGAGGCTGTAAATTCAAATAGAGACGCTCATATAGAATACAATAATACTGTTATTGCTAATTTAAAAGAAGAAGGTATAATAGGTCAAAGTACATATGATAGATTAACTAAAAATGCTAAAGAACATTATACAACTGTTGCATTATATCAATCTAAATACGGAGAAGAATTATCTAAATTAGATATACAATTGCAAAACGGTTCTATTACCCAAGAAGAATATAATAAAAAACTTGACGAATTAAAACAACAATATGCTGGTATTGTAGACCCTATAAAGAATGTTTCAGATGGTATTGCTTCAGTATATATGGCTAGTGCTGAAAAAATAAATTTAGAAGAACCTAAAAAGATTAAAGAATTAGTCGATGCATTAGGCGAGTCTTATAAAAAAGGAAAACAAAGTATTGAAGAACAAAGAAAAACAGCTGAAGAATATTATAGTACACAAAAATATAGTATTCAAGGACATATTGATGCATTAGAAAAAGTAAAAAATAAAAATAAAGAACAAGAAAGTATGTTAGCTTCTTATAAAACTCAATTATCAGAGTTAACAGAAACTTATAATTATCAAACAGCTAAATTCGAATCAGATAGTGAAACTTTAGGAGCTACTTATAAAAACTATTTAACTACAATTTATGCTCAAATAGCAGAAGCTGGTTTAACAGGTGATAAACAAATAAAAGGTAGCGTTGCTACTATCAAGAGTGAAATGGAAAATTTATCTAGTTTCGATACAAGTAAATCAATTTACGATTTATTTGGTAAAATGACAAATACTTTCCAAAAAGAAGGTAAAACATTTGAAGTTGAAACGATGGATCAATTTGGTAAATGGGGTATAAAATTCGATAAAGAATTATATGATAAATTAATCAATGGTCATAGAGAAAATTTCCATAAATTAACGGATAAAATAAAAGGAGACGTTGATAGTGCAACTCCTGGTATAGGAGCTAAATATGGCGAACTAGGAAAAAAATCAAGCGAACAGGCTAATTATGAATTAAAGAGCGGATTAGTAGTTGGTAGAGAGCAACTTATTAAAGAAATGAATAAAACAGCTGATGATATTTCTAGCGGTTATACAAATGGTTTAACTAAAAATAAAAATAAATGGGTAACAACTACAACTAAAATGGGTGAAGAAGGAGTTATAAATCCATTCCGTGAAAAACTAGGAATACATAGTCCTTCAACGGTATTCGAAAATTTTGGTTATAATATTGTTATTGGATTAAAAAATGGTATAGATAAAAATAAAAATTTAATAAATGATTCTGTTAATAACATGATTAATTCTATTAAAGACAAATTAAAAAATACAAATGTATCTTTAAAAATAAATACAAATATAGAATCATCATTTAATTCTATATTAAGTAAATTACAAACATTTATTAATAGTTGGAGAACAAGTATTAATAAAATGTTAAATAATACAAAGGAATCTTTAAATAGTGTATCATTAAATAATAAAACTGGTAAAGTAACAGCTTCGTCATTTGGTGCTATAACAGTTCCTAAATTTGCACAAGGTGGTTATCCTACAAGTGGAGACTTATTCTTCGCAAATGAAAACGGTGTACCAGAATATATAACATCAATTGGTAATCGTTCTGCTGTTATTAATCAAGACCAAATGGTATCTGCTTTAAGTAATGCTATTGTTCAAGGTATGAGTAGTTTATCCAAAAATGAAGAAACAGGGGATATAATAGTTAATATAGGAAATGAGACAGTTTATAGAGGTGCTATAAAATATACAAATAGACAACGTAATATATATGGCACAAATGTAGTATAGGAGTGAGTTTATGGATAATTTTCAAGGATACTTTATGAAATGTAATGGATGTACTTTTCAAAACCCAAGTTTTAAAAAGGACGGTTTTAAATTCGCTCCTAAACTTATAGTGGTTGCTGATAGTGGGTCTGTAGCAAGTGGTAAAGTAAAATTTAAAGTTTTACCACATACAAGAAGAAAAATATGGTGTAGTTTTCCACCTATGACACCTCAACAATTTAGAACATATGCTGAAGCTTTAAAATTCACAGATAGTGGTCAAGGAATGAGTTTAACCATTGAGGCTTTTGATGAAATGACAAATCAATATGTTACTGATACTTATTATCATAACGATATAGAATATAAACCTGTTATGTTAGGTGGTCAAAGAATGGTACAAATTGAAGATTTTGAACTTATAGGT